GTCTCGGAGTCCGAGGTCAACAACTTCGATCTGCTCGTTCAGTCAGGTTCGATCGTGACTGAAGATCGGTACAAGGCAATGTTCCCTGAGGTGCAGGAGGGCAGCAACCAGGCCTGGGGATCGCCGTCCAACCTCGAGCAGGTCGAAGGCTCCGTCCTTCAGATGAACCCGCCCGAGGAGGGTGATGAGGTGCCTGAGACTCGAGTACCGCTGGCCAACCCGGCCGACGTCACTCCTGTCGATGGTGCCAAGGCTCCCGGCGACGACACGTCCGACATCGACGAGGATGACCTCGACGACGACGACAGCGACAGCGACGGCTTCCCGTCGTAACGAGCTGCTCCTGGGATGGGGCATAGGTAACGGACAGCCTAGAAGGAGGAGAACACCGTGGCAAACTTCACTCTCGAAGAGATGCAGGCGTGGGTCGAATCCTCTAGGCTGTCCGTTACGTTCGATGACATCGACGACGACCTGGCCAAGCAGATCACCGAACAGGTATTTGCTCGGCTGGGTCTCTTGTACACGACCGCCAGCTGGGTTGACGAGACCACCACGCCCCAGCTGGTCCGGTCGATTCTCGCAATGCAGTACGTGGCCTGGAAGTACGACGCGGCTTACTCCGTCGACGATGAAGAGGGCAGCAACTATGCAGCTCTCCTTCGTCAGACGTCTGAGAACAACATGCTCGCACTGCTTTCTGGCGTAATCACCCTTCCTGACATTGTCAGTGAGGTAGCTGGCACCATTGGCCAGCCTTCATTCTTTCCGAACGACCTCTCCACAGCGACGGCTCCTTCGTGGGACTTCCCTGCCGACGGACCTGAGGCCTTCAATATGGGGCAGGTGTTCTAATGGCCATTCGCGCAGAAGGCCTGATCATCACGCCGAGTTTGGTGCAACGTCAGGTCCGTGTCACTCTGAACTTCGAGCCCTCTGTGGGTATTCTGGCGCGTAAGATCGACAAGCTCGGTCTGAACCTGAAGTCCTTCAAGGAGCCTCTGCGAGAGTCCGTCAAGGATGTTGTCATCCCCAGCATTCGACTGAACTTTGATCGCGGAGGTCGTCCCAAGTGGCGAGCTCTGTCGGCTAACACCCTTGCGCACAAGGCCAAGGAAGGTGCTGGAGGTAGAGGTATCCTGATTCGTTCAGGAGCTCTTCGTCGCCAGATGGGCTACCTCAACACTTGGACAATCAACTCCGAAGCGGCCATGATCACCGATCTTCCTGACGCCGTCTGGTATGGCAAGGTTCACCAGGCTGGTTATGGTGGAACTACATCCTTCACTGTCAAGAACACCGCAACAGGGCAGTCGGAGACGTTCACAGAAGAGGCGGACAGTGATGGTTTGAGCATCCCTGCCCGTCCCTTCGTTGTGCTGCAGCGAGGAGACATCACCAAGATCCACAAGGTCTTCGACCGCTGGCTTGGTCGCAAGATCCGTGCAGCAGGATTGGCATCGCGATGACTACCAACTTCGACATTGCCTCCTACCTCAAGGACACGATCTACGAGGCTCGCACAACCTTGGGCCTGCGAAACGATGCAATCCTCTTCGGGGACGTTGATCGAATCCATGTCACACCGATGGTGTGTGTCGACTCGGGGAGTAAGGAACGTGAACTCAATGCCGCGCCTCGCCGCACGTTGGTTACTGGGACGAATTACATTCTGGTATACCACAGTGCGGTCAAGCAAGCAACAGCCAACCGTGAAGACGACGACCAATTCGCCGAACAGCTCGAAGCGCTGATTCATCAGGACTCAGTCTTTGGAGGCCTGTGCCACTTCTCGTTAGTGCGAAGTGTCGAGTTCGGCTACCAGATCCGTAACAATACGGTTTACCGCGCATCGAGACTGACAGTCGAGGCGCAGTGGAATGAGATGCTCCCTTAGGAGGTGCGAATAAATGTCAGATGTTGAGTACAAGATGACCGTCGACCAGCCGAACCTTCCCAAGGGTGAGCCTGTCCAGATTCCGGGTCTGGGTACGTTCGACAATGGCGGTACGTACGAGGTGTCCAGAGAACAAGCTGCGGCATACCACCAGACGCTCGAGCCGGTCTACAACGACGACCGAGAGATCGTCGGTTCAGAGCCTGCAAACGGTCCTACCCTGCTGCAGGCCAGCAAGTCCATGTACGGCGTCGAAGTCGAAACCGCACACGGCAACAACAACCCGCCTCCGCCTCCGGATGAGGACGAGGATGAGGACGACGACGACACGGAAGGAGATGAGGACTGATGCCCGGAACTGGTGCAGGCGGCTTCCTCGGCGTAGCGCTCGAGACTGTCTCAGGCACGTACCTGGCGCCAACGAAGTTCGTACCGATCCAGAACGAGTCCCTGCAGTGGATTCAGGACACAATCTGGAGGCGGCCGATTCGGCAGAGTGCTGACGTTGTCGGCGCTGTACCTGGTAACGGGCGTGTCGAAGGCGACATCAGCATGGAGGCGTTCGAAGACATCATCGCCACCATGTTGCAGGCTGCTCGCACGACTTCGACCAAGACAGGTACGGCGCCGAACTTCACGCACACCTTCAAGGGTTCCGCTGCTGCGGTGCCTGTGAAGACCATGTCCATCACGGTCGTTCGCAACGGTCAGGTGTTTGCCTACACCGGATGCGTCGTCGGAAGCTTCGGTCTCTCGATCGAAGACGGACTGCTCATGTTCAACACGACCATCCTTGGTCGCGACGAAGCAACGCAGGCCGCGCCTACTCCGACCTGGCCGACGGGCATCCAGTCGACGCCGTTCGGTGCAGGCCAGTACAAGATCGAGATCCCGACAGGTACTGCCGTCACTGACACTGACAACTTCACGTTCAGCGTCGATGATGGAGCTGAGGCTCAGTACCGACTCAAGGACACTTCGCGAGGTGCGCAGTTCATCTCGTTCGGAGAGCGTTCTGTTTCGGCGAGCGTGGAGCGCGACTTCGAAACTCGTGCCGACTACGACGCCTTCAAGGCCCTGACAGCGCAGACCATTACGCTGACGGGTACGAAGGGCGCCAACAACTCCATCTCACTGATCCTGCCGGCCTCCATCAAGGAGACCTACGAGATCGGTCTGAGCGGTCAGGGCGACCTGATTCGCGCGAGCGTTACCTACAATGCAGTTTTGGACGCAGTGGGTGACGCTTACAACATCGTGATCAAGACGCAGCAGGACATCCCCTAGTAGCGACACCCTGTGGTCTTAGCTAAGTGATCACGGGGTAGAGAGACTAGCGGTTAGACGCACATAGACCTCGGTTAGACAGTCAAACACCCCCAACTCAATACATCTACACCTACGATTGTCTAACCGAGGTCTAAGCACTTCAGTAGTTACCACCAACCACAGAGGGAAGAAGAACAATGCCTAGGGCAACTAGCAACTCCACAGAGACCGAGCGTCTCGATCTGAAGAGCATCGAAGGCGGATTCGTCGTCGCCAAGCGGCTGACGTACGGAGAGAAGCTCCAGCGACGCGCCATGGTTTCCGGAATGAAGCTGACCGGTGACCGCAAGTCGAAGGACTTCCAGGGCGAGATGAACCTCGTCAACGAGCAGGCTACCCTGTTCGACTTCCAGCGGTGCATCGTTCAGCACAACTTGACGAAGCCGAGTCCTTCCGACCCGGAAAACGAGGAAGCTGACGTGCCGATGGACCTGTCCAACTTCAACGACATCAAGCTTCTCGATCCGCGCGCTGGTGAAGAGATCGACACGTTCCTCTCCGAACTGAACAACTTCGAAGAGGACGACGAGGGAAACTAGCTGGCCGCATCAAGGCAAGCGTAGTCATGTCGCGTCCGCCGGATGACGATGTTGCGGAAGCAATTGACTTGACACGCATGTGTCAGGAGCTCCATTGCTTGCCTCAAGAAGGCGGCCTGCTAGATCAGGACAGCAAGTACGTTTGGTGGATGCGGCTAGTGCTACAGGCCGATGTCGAAGCAGCCAAACACGACGCGAAGAGGGGAGGTAGTGGTGGCACTTAGTGGGCGGGAAGTCATGCTTGTCCTTCGGGCACGCGACGAAGCAACCCGAACGATTAGCCGTGTGTCAGGCGCAATGCGCCGCATGGACCGTGATGCGATCTCCTCTGATGCCGCCATGACCTCCTCTCAGCGTCGGCAGTTGACCTCCCTCACTCAGCAGCTGAGCGGTGTCAATGCAGCCTATGCGAAGACATCTGCAGCCTCTTTGGAACGTCACCGTACGGAGATGAACCAGACGGGCGAGCAGATGATCATGCTTCGCAAGTACGAGGATCAGATCCGTCGTCAGGCAGCAGATCAGACCCGCTTGGCTGCTGAGCAGCTTCGATCCAGTAGAATCTCGCGCGCTACCTATGATCAGCAGATGCGCGACATTCGCAAGACTCGAGACATGCAGCTCCGTGCGGCACAGGATCAGCGTCGCAGCATTGAGGCAGTCCGTCTTGCAAGTACACGTACACACCAGCTCCAGATGCAGCAGGCTGCCGACCTTCGCCGCTCGCACACTGAGACCATTCGAGGACAGCGCGAATACATCCAGAATAGCATTGCGCAGAGGCAAGAGATCCTCGAGGTGCGCAAGGCTGAACGAGCTCTCCTCAGAGACCGCGGCATGATGATCACTGGCATGTCTGCTGGTGCGATTGCTGCAGGTACCGGAATGATCTACATGGGTACGCAGGGTGTGCGTGCCTACATGAACATTACTAAGGCTGCGATCGACTACGAGCAGCAGGCCCGTCGTACCTTGACTCAGGTCGATATGACTGGCGTGTCTCTGCAGAAGATCGAACGTATCGGTAAGCAGGTGGCTGACACCATTCCTGTTGCGTTCGAGCAGGTTCAGCCAGCTCTGTACGACATCTTCTCGTCCGTCGACGCCAATGTCAATCAGGCGCACAGGCTTCTGCGTCAGTTCGCCAAGGACGCTGTTGCTGGTCAGACAACGATGGAGACCGCTACTCGCGCGAACCTCCAGATCATGAACGCTTACAAGGT